ATGAACGGCGGCGCTCAATCTGCGGATCCGCCAGCCGATGCGTCGGAACGTCCAGCGCGTCCGGCGAAGGAACTTCCCCCCGCGTTGGAAGCTGAAGTGCAACGGCGCGGCGCAAAACATCGGGACTGGATTGGCGCTTCACGCCACTCAGTCGCACTGCGCGACGAGTTCAAGGCCGACGACATCCATCCCCTGCACTACGGAAATACCCCCTTTGACTTCGAGACAATTTTCGCTCGGCTTGACGGCGATACTGGCGATTCAAGTGGAAACGCAATGGACGATGTTTGCGCCCGCCGCGCCGTCTTGAAGTTGGCCGGCCTGGCAGTGGGTTTGATTTTTGATTGGTTGTTGGAGGTGAACCTGAAAGATGCCCGTGCGGTCAAGGCTGTCGGCGTGAGGGCGTGCGCGGCAGCATGGGTGATTGACCCTGAGCATTTCGACGGCGCGAGTTTAACTAAGGTGGCTCGGAGCCTCGGCTATTCTTCGCAAGCGGCGATCTCACCGGAGGCCGCGGATTTTTCACGGCGATTCGGAATCACGAACCATTTTCAGGCGCACGCGCCAGACAAGGAGGTCTATGAACCGCCCGCCACCAATTAAAAACCCCGCCGCGCCTGCAAGCGCAACGGGGAAGCCGAAAGGCAAAACCTACTCTTACAAAAGCGCGGACTATCACGCCGCCGTTTCTTGGAGCATCCCGCCAGATGACCGAGATGGCTTCGAAGTTACCATCGGCAACCGGGGGCATGTCCTGTTGACGCAGGACAGGCCATTCACTGTTAAAGCCGTGATCGTGTTACACCCCGTCGAGGCCAGTACGTTGCTCGGCATCCTACCGGATGCGATTATCGCGGCGGATAAACACCGAAAGGAGGCAGCATGAAGCCGCCCGCTTTCCAATTTTACACTGACGACTTCCTGGGCGGTGTCGCCACCATGTCCCAGGCTGAGGTTGGCGCGTACATCCTGCTTTTGTGCCAGCAATGGAACCACGGTTCAATTCCGGTACAACCGGAGCGGCAACAGAACGTAGCCAAGGGTGCCGTGTCCGATCACGTCATCGCCAAATTCAAACGCGGTGCGGACGGTGAACTACGGAACGAGCGGCTTGAAGTGGAACGCAAAAAGCAGGCCATTTACCGCGAAAAACAACGGCAGAAGGGACTCGCCAGCGGGATTGCACGGGCATCATTATCGCGCGAACCACGGCTGAACAGCGGATCAACTACGGTTCAACCGAGTGGGCAACCGGAAGGCAACTCTCCGTCTCCGTCTCCTACTACAAAGCTTACAAAGGGCGGCAAAGCTCTGACTGGTGAAATTAAAGACCTGGCAGACCGATTTGAAAAAGCCCTGGGCCTTCAATGGGGCAATGATGCTGGCAAATGGATTAACCGGATAAAAGCCGAGACTGACAAAGCCCGCCGTGTTGTTGCCGATGTCGAGTCCGCCATCAAGGAAAAACGAATCGAAAAAGGCAGTGCACAGTACGCCGAGCAACAGTGGAAGGATTTCAAATGAACGCCACCAGCGCCAGCGAACAGCTACTCGACCAGGTTGCGTTGAAGCAACTGACTTGGAAGCCGTCACTCATTCGCAACCTCGCCGTGACCATCGTTGAACGGGCGCTGGCCACTGACACGCTTTGGCCTGATGAAATTTCACTGGCCGGTTTATTGCCCACTGACCGGAACACTGTCGGCATCGCTTGGCGTCTGTTGACTCGCGCCGAAGTGATTCAGCAGACGGGTGACTACCGCAAAAGCAACGCGGACGGGCGCAGATCGGGGACGGTGTTTGAGTATCAATTGAAATCACGCACCCGCGCCGAAACTTTCTTGAAGCGCAACGGTCGGACAGTGGTACGCGGCGAACAACAGGAAATGTTTGGCACGAACTGACGGCATATAGACTGAATTAAATCATATATGAACGGCACACCGAACAGACTGTCAAGACAATTCACTCACCAATGCGCTGTCAGGTGTTACCACTCACACCCTGACTCATTTACAGGTGATAGAGAACAACGAGAAACCAGTTACCAGATACTTCCTAAGAGTTTTGCTCTGGCGCTCATTGCATTACCACAAGATGCCCGCCGTTCATCCGTAATCGCATTGCTGATTACTCCTGTAAATTCATTACTCCGAAACATCCTTAAAGGAGTTGTCACAACCATTCATAAACACATTGTGGATACAGGGAATAACGAGACGAGAGGGTTTGAAATTGTAACACGGCTTGTATCACACGACAACTCCCATCATCAAAGGAATCTCTTGCCGCCACCCCGTCAAATGGGGGTTTGGTGTCATCGCCCCTTTTATCTACGTTCTGACTTTTTTTGAATGATACACGTTTTTATGAAGCCACAGCCTTACGCGTACTGGTTGAGTTCCCACCGAAAGCAATTCGCTTCTCTGTCGGAGTTCCGCGCATGGGGGCGTGATCGCAATTCGGCTTGGCGTTCAGCGAACACCCGCAAACATTCAGCGCAATTGCGACGGCAGAAAATCTATCAGCGTAAGCGGATGGCCCGGCTGCGTGGCATGGTCGTGGGCGAAATCATCCGCCGTATCAAGGCCAGAACGCCCGTAAAGTCATTGGGACAAAATCGATATTTGTATCATCCATAATGCCCCCCGCCCCAAACATCCAGTACAAGCCGCCGTTTAAGGGCGAGAGCGGAATTGCTTTTGAGAAAGGCGAGTTGGTCGCCGTTGATCAGTTTAAATTTCCTGCCGAGGAAGCGGAAAAGGAAATGGCTAACAGCGAGTTGGAGGACATCGTGAGACGGGCACAGCACGAAGCTGTGGTCGCAGTTCTTCAAGATTTGAATTTTGGAAATGCCTCACCCGTGGAGATCGGGCGGCGGGCAATCTTTCAGTTTCACGAATTGCGGCCCGAAAAAAGCCAAAATGAGCTTGCGCAACAAATTGGCGTAACTCGCCAACGGGTGGCGCAGCTACTTGCGGCGTTTAAAGGTAAAAGCCCCAATGTTTTCAATGGGAATTAGCGCGGTGACACCTTTTGCCCTTGCACTCGCGCCGAACAGTGTATGCGTGAATTTTCAATACTCCTTGAAAAAGCGGAAAACAACCCGCTGTTAGACGTGGCCGGTCTGGTTGCTGCGGAAGACGCGCAGTGGAACCGAGACAAGCGGCCTCAGACAACAATCAAGGAACCCGTCGCCCCGGCTGCCAGCCCGGAGATCGAGGCCATTGACGCCCTGGTAAATTTACGACTCACCAAAGAAGTCAAGGCCGCTGTCGCCGCGTTGCCCTATGTGTCGCCTTCCGTAATCGTCGCGATCTCCAAATGGAGTTGTTTTTCCGCCTTGGTGCCGGATGAGTTACCCGGCCAGATCGCCGAACTTCAAAGGAAGTATGATGACGCGCTGGGTGTGGCACTCTCTTACCTTCCCCGCGCTGCCGGTGATGCTTACCGCGCACACCTTGTCGAAAGCGAAAAGGTTGCCCTGGAAACTTCCAGTGTTCAACACTGCGTGGGGAAATCGCTCGAGGACTTTGAAGTTGAGTTTAAACACAAGTTTGAGATGGCAATGAAGGTTGCCAAATCTTTCTCGCCCCGTGCCAGCGAATTGATCGGCCCTCACATTTCCCGCTTCGTATCGTTCATTCGTGAACTCGCGGACAATCAGGCCGAGAACGAGCGGAGCAGGTATGAACTAATCGGCTTGCCTTGGGTGGTTTCAAACTTCGTCGCGGCCTTGTACCGCGCTGCCGAGACAGTTGAACAACACGGCGGCAGAGGCCACTCCCCGAAAACCTGCGCTCAATTCCTGGACTTGTCGTCACCGAAAAACTGACTGACGCCGAATCATCAATCAAACCACACAAAAATTTATGTCAAAGACCATCTTTCTCAACAACATCGCCACCAACAATGACTCTGTTCGCAACGCGCTGACGGAAATCGCCCACAATGTCGGGACGGGCGGTCAGGCTTCATTTGACACCGCGACTGACCGCGCCGGTCGAGTATCAGCCGTGTACGCAGACCGCCGCAAAGAAATTATGACCGTGCTGAACGCCGCCGCCGCCAACACGATTGACGCCGGTTTGAAGCGCGTCCTCATCATGCAGGAAACGGTTCGTGATTTCGCCACCCGCGTTTTGCCGTTGCGCCTGTTCTCTACCATCTTCGGGGACGTGCCGCTGCAAGGCACAGACACGGTTATCGTGCCCTACTATACGTTGCAAGCCGCCGCGAGTCAGGACTTCGTGGACGGCGACGGAACGGGTGGCACAGGCTACCAGTTCGGGCAGGCGACCTCGACCGGCGCGAAGATAATCACGGTCAACAAACGGAAGTATCAGCCGATTGATTACAGTTCAAACACGTTCCGACGCCAGCCATTTTTCGACACCGTGCGTCTCGCCAAGGTCAACGCCGAAAAACTCGGCGTGGACATCCTGCTCGACATCCTGAGCATTTTCACCCCGGCGAACTATCCGACGATTGCCCAGGCAGACCCGGCGTTCAACCCGAATCTGGCCCTGCCCGGGGCGGCCTACGACAGCAACCAGGTTGCCGATTTGAAGACGGTGGCGAATAATTTGAACTGGCCGGACGGCGGACGTTCGCTGATTACCGGGACCACGCTTGACAATGCCCTTGGCAAAGACCCGACGTACAAGCTGGCGCTGAACATCGGAACGACCGATGTGATCCAGCAGGGCAAGTTCCCGCGCCTGTCCGGGTTCGATTACGCGACCTTGCCCAACTTCCCCGGCAACGGCTGCAACCTGCAAGGTTTGATCGCCTTCACTTCGGCCCTGGCCGCTGCGTTCGCGCCGATTGCGCCAGCCGAGGGCGTGCGTCATGCGTTGGTTGGTTACGAAGTCGCAACCGACATCGGCACCGGAATCAGCATGAACTGGCGTCACTGGGGCGTGGCGCAACAGGACCGCGACTACGAGGTCATTGAAAGCGCCTACGGTTACGCGCCGATTCTGGCGAAGGCCGCGCAACTGCTGACACATCCGTAACAATTTTCCTCGGGCGGCGTTGCCTCACGTCAGAGAACAGCGCCGTCCGCAATTGAGCCAATCGGGTATGGGTCTTGATTTTGGGTACCCTTTCAGCCCGAAAAAAGGAGAAACCGCCTGGCGCTGTGGCATCACCGGCGCCGGGCAAACATTTTGAAAGGCTTCCGCGTCTCGCGCCTTTTTGGGTTGCCCTGTTTCGGCGTTGTCGTTCTTAGCGGGGTGGCGGCGCTGGACGGGGTGACAAATCACAAACGCGATTCGCGGTTAATTTGAACGCATGAAAATATCCGACGAACATGTTGGGCGGACCGTGATGATTAAGGACACGTCTGCGAGCAATGGAGCCACGGACGTTGTGGCCGTTGACGAAGTGACACCATACGGAATGTTTTCGGCTCGCACGCTCGACCCAAAAGGAAGCCTTGTTTTGTTCCGTGGAAAACAATTTCACCCGGTGAACAACTTCGATGTCATCACGCGCCTTGAATGAAAAAACTGCTTCGCGGTTAATTTTTGAACACATGAAAAAAATAATCATCGGGTCACTGGCGTTGCTGCTGTGCGATGCCATCAACAAATTTCCAAACCTTCCAATGCTGGCATGTGATGAGCGGTCCCGCCGAAACAATGTCCGGCTCGCCCGCATCAAACAGCGCATGGACGCAACCGTGAACCCCCCACAGAGAGTCATTGCTTCCCGCGTCGTACGGAACATGGACAGAACAGGAAAGAGCATCACAGATGATGTTATATCCCCATGACAACCGACCGCATCAATTCAACCGGCCAGCCGGTGATCAAGTCCGAAAAACTAGTGAACAATCTCCGGTCTGGCAACAGTTACGACCGCATCAAGACCGGTTCATTTGCGGCGATGATGACGGAGCGTTTGATTGCATCGGCGATGGGCGCTTCGCACATTGAACTGGAATCATTGGGGGACGGCAACTACCAGTTGACGGCCAGTTTCCCCTGGGACGGGGTGAACGGCTCAAGCTCGGAAGCGCCGGTCAATTCCCATGAACTGGACGAAAGCAAGGAACAGGTGCCGTGGTTTAAAAGTTCTGTGATGCTCAATCAACTTTTGGCGGCGTTTGGCAGCACGCCTGCGGCAACAGCCGCATTGTCATTTCTCATGCGCTCGGTAAATTGGTATACAGCAAACGCAACTGCCGACATGACGCCCACTCAGCTTGAGGCCGGATTCAATGCTACCTATGTCGGCGGTCAGTTGGCGTTGATGTTGAACCTGTTCCGGGGGGTTGCCTATTACGGTTACAATAGCTGCGACCAGTTGAAAGTTGAATATAAAAGGCGCGTCACAGCGGCCAGCTTCAACCAGATACAAGCGTCCTTTACTGGCGCGGGGCAGATTTGGACGACGGCGGAAGTGATCGCTTTTGAAAACACCCCGGCACAATGGTGGTTTCAATTGCCAAGCACAGCTTTGTGGCAAAAATCAAATCCGGTAGTGTTGACCGTTGCTGGCCAGAAAACCGAACTGGTTTTTTCCTATTCGACGATACTCCCGGCTTGGAACGGCCTTTACTCTGCTTACGCCTCGGCAGCTTTGTTGAGCTTCTGATTTTATGATGCTCGCCACCTTCTCTGAACTATGGTTTTTGCGTGCCGCTATCCTGTTTTGGTGTGTCGCGTTGTGCTTCTTTGTGAGCATCCTGGTAGATGAATACTGTGTAAGCGAGAAGTCCCGCCGTGAGAAAGATAAGCCCCCAAGTCAGCCGAACGAGTCGCCGGGTAGAAATCTCGGCAAGTTGTGATCCAAGGACAATAATTTCAGTGTGCCGGTGAACGATGGAAGCGGTCGAAGCGATGGACGACCTACCAGCCAATTCCGCAAGCTCTTTACGAAGCTGATCAATCCTGTTTTGTAGTTCTTTAGCCCTGCTCATAGAGTCCCGAAGGCTCCCCCTGATTGGATTGCCTGCCAAGAAAAAACGCCTGCCTCTTTCGAGACAGGCGGACTGTTTCAGGTTTCCAGCGTGCGGATTAAACGGCCTGAATCAACGGAGCCAGATCGAGGTAGGTATCGCACTGACCGGAATTGATGAACGTCAGAAATGCGATGACAGCCTGGCGCTGGGTTATCTTCCCAAGCGGGCGGATTCCGTCGTCCAGCAAAAACCGGCCATCGGTTGTGATGTGGAGTTCACGCTTGGTTCCATCGGCCAGTACAGACGTGGCGATTACGTTCGTTTTTTTCATTGCGCTATGCCTTTCCAAAATCGAGCGGCGACCGGAAGGGCAGGGCCTTTTCGCTCTCGGTTGTCACACCGGGAACTATCCAATCACCGCTCAAGTGTTTGTTTTTACAGCAAAGGTGGGTGACTAGTCCACCTACAAACGCCGGTCTATACCCTGCTTTAGACGCGAAAATCATATCACATTACATAACCATGTCAACTACTATTTATTACATTGTCTTACATTTGTCTTACACACTTTTGTATTACATTTTGACCGTCTGAAACGGTTCAAACACCGTCAATTCGTTGGTTTCCCGTTCCCTGGCAGGGCCAAGGCTGCGCCGGGGATGCGTCCGGGTGTCGAGACAGTCAAAACCGTCCTGAACGATTCCAGACGGGGTTACGGGGTGGTTATTGGTTTTGTGCAGCAGTCAGCGCGGCAAGGGATTTGACTTTGAGCAGGTTGCTCGTTCTACCTGCCTGCCAAGGGGCGGACGCTTGATAAAGCATCAAGCCCTCACCACCAGCGTCCTGAATTTCGCGCAGGGCGTCCACCAGGTGATCCAGCCCGGCGCAGACGGTGAAGGCGACCGGCGCGGCGTGCGGAGCGTTGGCGATAAGGCTGGCGGCGCGGGCAACCCGTTCCTGCACGTTGCCGGGAGCGTGAGGCGCGTCGAATACCCGGAATGAGTGAACACCGAGCTCGAAGTGTCCGTATTGAGTTGCAGTGCGGGCGGCGGTTTCTACGTCGCAGTAACCGGCGAAGATTTCACCGGAGAGACGGAACCGTTGCGGCAGGCCGGCAGTGAACCAGGCCGGCGCGGGGATGATGTTGCCGTTCTTTGACCAAAGACGTTCACCATCCCATTCCCCGCGACAGCCACGGAACTTTTCCATGACGATCATGCGGGTTGGGTCCTGACCTGACCAATCCACGCCCTGCATCATTTCGGATTCAGTCATGCGATTGCGAGCTTCCGGCCTTTGCTTTTTGCCCGGGGCGGCATGATGGAAAACCATTCGGCGGCGACGGCGGGCTTCACGCGCCGGAGATAATTCGTGCGGATCATCTGAACCGAGTTGCCGCTTTCGTCGGAGACGCGGGGCACGTCGCCACACTCGGCGATGCGGTAGCTGATGCAGGAATGGCGCATGGCGTTTTTCTTCCATTTGATTTTCGCCACCGATGCCAGCTTCAAAAGCTGTTTGGTCGTGTTCTCGAATGGGCAGACTTTGCCGGCCTTTTTCCGGTGCAGTAGCAGCCACGCTTTGAGATTGTCTTTCACTGGCACCAGCCGCCGCGTCTGCGTCTTGGCTTTACTGGCACGGACTTCGATGAAGCTTTCCACCGCTCCGTAGGCCAGTTCAACTTCGCCCCAATCAAGCCGTTTAATTTCAGCGTGGCGCACTCCGGCGAAAGCGGCGATGGCAAGGAACGGCACAAGCCGCTTGTCGGCCTTGCTCAACAGCAACTTCATTTCGTCCGGCGTGTAGGTGGAAATTTCCCCAAGCTTGCGGGCGTTGTATTTCTGGACGCCTTTGAGCCAGTTCGTTCCCTCTTTCAGATACCCGCACAGCACGCACCAGCGGTTGAAAAATCCGATCACGTCCCGATGGTTCCGGCGTGTGCGTTCGGCAAGCGGCATCGTAGCCAAGTATTGAGAAACCAGCGCCGGGGTAACGTCTTGAAGCCCGACGTTGAAGCTTTTCTCGAAGCGGTTCAGGACATTGGACAATTGCTTTACCCGCATGGCTGATTTGCCGTCCGCCTCCGCCTGCTGAATGATTTCTGCCACGGCCCTCGACACTGCCACAGGTGGAATTTGGTTGGTGTGATGCCGCAACCATTCACGGCAAGCCTCTGTGAGCGTTGCCCGCCCGCCCAAGAGCGTCACCGCGCTGGCGTATTCGTGCGCGGCCACGTCCAGCTTGACACCAATTGGTGCCAACGCTTCGGTTGCCCGCAGATATGCCATCCTGTCGGTGTTTGCCAGCGTCAAAGCGAGATGTTCGCCACCAGATATTTTTCCGCACGCATCCTCGGCGGCTGTCTCTGCCTGTGTCAGATCGGAACGCCATACCCGTTTCCGTTTTCCAAGCAGCGAATAAACCACCATGAAGCCCGAATACCTTTGCCCGTTCTGAACCTGCTTTGCCTTGTAGATTTTTGCGGTCACGCCGTCCCGTGTAACCGCAATGGGGAATTTGTTCGTTTTCATTGGTTCCACCAAAGCGGGAACTATCATGCAGCCTGTGCATTAAAGTGCCCTATAAGGTTGGAACTATTGGAAAACCAAGGAAAAATGGTCGGGGCGGTGAGATTTGAACTCGTTAAGGCACATTTCACGAAAGCATTGAAAACAAAGGAACGCCAACAGCATCAATGGTTTCAATGGGTTTGCGCGTTTTCGTTAAGATGCAACAAAATGAATCAAAATCCTTTTCGGGTGATAGAAAAAGATAGAATTTTTGCGGGTGAGTTTTGCGCTCACTTCTTGCGTTCGGATAGAAGCGAACAAGGCTAAATTGAAACTGGCAGTCGCCGATCAAAAAGCCTCTAAAAAACGGCCAGCGGCGGGTTGGCCTAAAACGGGACTTAATCAGGCCAAAATATTAAAATAGCTGTCAATTTGAAGCGCAAGTGGCGGCGGATATTTGCAACCGTTATTTCGTTGATATGCGAGTGCTTCAAAGACAAGCGCCAATGTTCTTAAATGAACCCGAGAACACGCCGGAACGGGGCTGATAATGCTTGGGTCAATGACCGTTCCGAGCCTACCGGCCGTGAGTGATAATTCACGAAAAAAGTGGTCTGAAAATTCAATTGGATGCTCAAGCTTCCTAACATCATTCGGCGCAATCAATAATTCAGCCCCATGCATCCAATAAATGGATTCGAGTATCGAAAATACCGCATTCGGATAATCGGCAAGTTCTTTGAATGAAGCTTGCGGCAAAGATGCCTCAAAGGGGCGAGTTGCACATAATCCAATTGTCAGCGCCGCTGCCGCTTTGAAGCAGCTCGGATTTATGTATTGATGTAAAAGAAACAGTGATAATTTATGAGCCTGTTCTAGCCGCTCTAAATCATATTCAAAATCAGTGACGTCAATTCGGTAGAGATAGCGTTGAACCCGGTGAACAAAACCGGTCAAGGAGTTGCGAACTTGCAGTTCACTTGGTGACTCGTTTATAAGTAAATCGAGCATACAGCGGCTTCCCGCATTGCCGCTTTCGAAATATTATTTAGCCCAAGGGGGGATTGTGGAAGGCTTTGTAACAGCGCAACGTGCGTTGCCTGTAGATTCTCGATCTTGGTTCCCGGATGCAGCCACAAGAATATCGGCATGATTTTTAGCCACCCGAGAGATCACATCATGGGGCAACTCAACTGGCTGCCTGGTTGAGTGACGGATAAGGGCCATATTCGATGCTCGCTTTGGTTTTGGTTGTTCGGTCTTTGTCAAGGGTAAATTAATTTAAAATTATCTTGACGCGCTTATAAACCACAGTGTGTGGCGCCATGTCAACACCCATAATCCAATTATGAGACATTTTCTGTCAAAAATTACAACAGAATATACATTACAAACGCTTCAATTTCAACTATTTAAATGTGGTAGCTTATGAAATGCCAGAGTCGATTGTTAATTTTCTATTTTTCTCTGTTTTGGACAACGATTTCCGGCAATTGTTTTATTTTACTGGTATTTCTCAATTTGCGTTAAGTCCATACTCCCAAAACCATTGTGCCTTGGACAGCGAATGTCCCACCCCCGGCGTCATGCTGTCCGCATGAAAATAAAAAACTCCTTCTGTTTTGGGCAGGCAACCGGCGAAATCCTCGCATCCTTTGGCACCGCCCGACTTGTGAAAAAACGCGATGGCCGGCACGAACTCATCGGCGGCACGGCGGACGACCACGCCGTCGCCCGCGAATGGTGCTCGCTCTTCCTGCACGAGGCGGTTTTCTCGTCCGCGTCCCGGTGCAATCCTGCTGTCGCGTTCGCCGCGTGAAATTTCTCCGTGCAGATTTCGCGGAAGCGGTGCATTATCCGTCGTCATGTCGGCTGATTTGAAACGACCATTATGAAGACACTCAATTGCTGTTCCCCCCGCCAGTCCGTTCTCGACGGCTCCGAAGACTTCGTGGTGAACATTTCCGGGCTGACGGAATTTACCGAGCAGGAGGCCGCAGAATTTCTTGATTCCAACGTCCTGACTTCCGGCATGGAGGATTTGATCATGCAGTCCTTCGACCGGCTTTCCGGCGGTCCCAGCCGGGGCATTTTCAAGCTGTCCGAATCCATGGGCGGCGGCAAAACGCAAAGCATGATTGTCGCCGGCCTGCTCGCCCGGTTCCCGAAGTTGGCCAAGGGCCTGAATTTCAAGATTGCACCGAAGTCCGTCAAGCTGGACAAAGTCGTTGCGTTCACCGGTCGTTCCACTGACGAAAATGTATGGTTGAATCTCGGCCAGCAACTCGGCGCGAAATTCGATGCCGACTCCGCACCGTCGGAAAAACAGTGGGCCGCCCTCTTCAAGAATAAATCCATTTTGATCCTGTTGGATGAATTGGCGTTCTACCTCGTTCACGCCGCGTCGAAGGGCAAAAAAGATGAAGGCGAGCGTTTTTCCACGCTGACCGCCCTCGCACTGACCAATCTGTTCGGCGCAGTCCGCGATCACAAGGAAGCAGGCAAAGTCGCCGTGGTTGTCTCCGACCTCCAAAAGGATTGGGATCAGGGGCACGAAGACCTTTCCCGCATCATGCGGTCGAATGTCTCGCTCGGTGGCACGATTCAGAGCGCGGACAACGAGATGAGCAAGGGCGCGGTTTCGATTTCGCCGGTGGACAACACCAAGGACGAACTCTACGCCATTCTCCGCAAGCGCCTGTTCAAGGACATCAAGATTTCCGAAAAGGAAAAGAAGGCCGTCATTGACGCCTATTTCGCCGAACTCCAGACAGCCAAAAAAGCTGGCCTGGTTGAGCGGGCGCTCCCGACCATCCGAGAGGAATTGGAAGTGTCCTACCCGTTCCACTTTTCCACCAAGCACCTGATCGAAACTTTCAACGACAACCCCGGCTTCCAGAAAACCCGCGACGTCATCCGCCTCATGGCGTCCATCGTCCGCTCCATTTGGGCAAAAGGCACACATGAAGTAGATCGGCACACGCTCCTGTCGCTGGCGTCGCCCGACCTGAACGTGTCGGCGGTGGCGGCGCGCTTCAAGGAAATCAAACGCTCGCTCGAAGGCGCGTTGCAGACCGACATTGCCAACGCCGGCACGTCCTACGCCGAAAGCCTCGAAGCGGACACCGGCGGCCTGTCACTCATCACAGCCAAATGGATTTATGTCGCCTCACTTTCTGAAACCCGCCCGCGTGGGTTGTCGAAAGAGGAAATGGCGGAATACCTCGCCGCGCCCGGCTTGGACCTCACCGGCCTCGGCCACGCGCTCGAAGAGCTCCAGCGCAACTGCTGGTATATTGACCAGTATCGCAGCGGTAAATTTTTCTTCAACAAGGTCAAGAACCTCAACGCGCAGCTCAACACCTATGTAAAAACCTGCTCCGACCTCGACCGCGACGGGGTTATCGAAGACCAGTTGAAGGAAATGTTCGAGCCGAAGCAAAAGCGCTGCTACCAGCGCATTTTCATCCATCCCGACCTGACTAAAGTTACGTTGGAGCGTGACAAGACCACGCTCATTATTTGCGGCCACGAGTCGCCGTATCAAAAGTTTTTCGATGCGGAGAAATACAAAAACCGCGTCGCGTTCCTCACAGTCGTTGACCCCGCCGGCCTCGTTCGTATCCGCAACCATGCGCGCCGCCATTGGGCCATCGAACAGGTGATCAAGGACATGAGCCGCGACGACGCCCAATACGAAAAGGCCAAGGACGAGCGCACTACCATCCAGAGCGAATTATTCCTCGCCATCCGTTCGGTGTATGCGCGGCTGCTCTATCCGCTGGGCGACCCCTCGACCGGTGATTCCAAATTGACCGACACCACTTTGCTCGACAGCTACACCGAGCAGCCGGGCGGTCAGCCCATCAAATACGACGGCAAGGACAATTCCACCAAGGGCGAACTCGTCATTGAATATACGCTCAGCAGCGTCAAAAAATTCCACGTCATCCCGCCCGCGAGCTGTGCCGACAAGGTCAAGTCTTACAAATCCATTCGCAACCGCGTTGAAACATTTCTTTTTCCGTCGTCAGGCCGTGCGTCTTGGGATCAGATTCTCGATGCCGCCGGCAGTCGGGGCCTCATGATCTGGGCCGAGCCGGGCACACTGGAACGGATGAAGGATGCTCTTCTCACCGCTGGTGAATGGCGCGAGCAGGCGGGCCAGGTGATGAAGCCGCCGTTCGAGGAAGTCACCGCCGTCAGCATCGAATATTCACGCGACCCCAAGACAGGCCGCATCACCACCACCGACATCAAGCTCCATCACGCAGATACGCTTTACGTCACTGAGGACGCTGGCAAGCAGCACAAAATCAAACACGATGAAGCCTTCAGTTCCGACGCGATGGTGTTGGTGTTTTTGGCGAAAGACTCCACCGGCAAGAACAAGGAAGGTAAATCTTACCGGATAGAAAATCACATTGATATAAATCACGACTTCCTTCCCAGCGCGACCGCCGGCCACCGCACCTTGAAAATCGGTGTTGTTCCGGCGGATGTAAAGGTGAAGTGGACTGCCGACGGCACGGACCCCGCCAACAACGGCGCGGCCTATCCCGCCAAGGGCGTGGACGTGAAGGAAGGCGCGACCGTCAAGGTCTATGCGGAAAAAGCCGCCACCCATGCCGAGATTGCTATCAACGTACCAAAGGAAGACGAAGATGGCGGCGGCAAAGGCAAGGCCGGCACAGCCCTCGATCCTAACAAAGCCGCCACCCTCGCGGGCAAGGCATTGCAGGAAATGGCGCTGGTCTCGCGCATGAATGTCCACGGCTTTTTGAGCAAGTTGCCCGCCGGTGCAACGCTTGTCGGCGCTCGCGCCAAAGTCGTCAAGGCGGAAACGGACAACCGGGTTTATGTGGCCTGGGATGGCAAAACCAAGCTCACGGCGGAGCGGTTGCTCAAAGCCTACGAATACCTGGACAAGGAACTGGTGGATGCCGAATGGGAACTTGATGCGTCATCGCTGACTTTCCCCACCGGCAAGGCGCTCATCGAATGGCAAAAAGAATTGTCCCTTAAAATCGCCCCCGGCCTCATCACCCAATGATGGAACCTTTACCGCCAACCACCCCGACATTCGGCATTGTGGATCTCGATACCGAGCATGGGCTGCTGTATCTCGATACCGCGACCGGCACGACTTGCCGGCTCACGCTCGTTGCCCGCACCGAGCGCGGTTATCCGCGCCGCGAACTTGCCAGCATCCCCGGCGCGGTGTGGAAACGCATCGCCTCGGCGGTGCAAAAGGAATTGCTGCGCGGCATGGACGTTGCCGAGCAAGGGCCGAAGCCGCCTTTCTTGCGGCATGGTGACAACGCCATCGGCCCGCTCATTTTGCGCGAAGTAGCGGTTATCTTTTGGTCGCTCATGGAAGACGGCGAAGGCACGCACATTGAAGCCTTGTTGAACGGCTGGCGTCAACTCGCCCGCGAAGAACGCTGGTGGCTTTACGCCCGCGCCAGCAATCCCAGCCAGCGCCAGGGTCAGGGCTGGCGGCGCGCTTTGTATTTTGCGCTGACCGACCCGGCGGACACCCGCACCGCGCCGCGCCTCCTGGAAATCATGGAGGCCGCCACGGCTCAAAAAAAAACGTCGCCGATCTCGTCTCCCGTCAGTTATCGGAAAGTCCTCCACCAGCAACGGACGAAGCAACGCCGCCTCCAGTCGAAAGCCCCAGCCCAATCGTTGTGCAGGAAGAGCCGCCCGGCTACGTCCCACGCCTCCGCGAGGAAAACGAACCTGAAGACCCACCAACCGGCAGGCAAATAGACCTCCTTTGAATCATGCCTGCCAAGTCCCTCCTTGAAGTCCAGTTTCCCATCGCCCAGCTCTCGTTGGAGAGTTACTTGGAACGGAGCGTTTCGCACGGCAAGTTGCTAAACTCGCTTGGCAAATGGTGGGGTGCAAAGCCTTTTGTTCTCACGCGCGCAATTATTCTTGGTTCACTTTTTGAGGCATCTGATGACCCGGCTCATTGGCCAGAGGATTTAGAAATTTTTCTGAAATTGATGTCCTTCGACAACGCGGGCATGTGGAAACGAAAAAACGAACCGCTCCCAGCCTCGCTTTGTTATCCACACGCTCGCGAAATGGAAAAGTTACTGTTTGAGGATCGCGAATCCTGGGCGCAAAAAATGACAGGTGAGCAAAAAGCGGCCCGCGAAAATTTGGAGAAACGCGTATTTTACACTTTGGGCTTCACCGTTCAACGTCCGTATTGCTGCCGTGTGGAGGAGACTGATGGCCCACCGGCAGAAAGCTGGGCTGAAATCAATAACTTTTGCCGCACTAAGGCTCACAGCCAGCAAGAGTGGGTGGCTCAAATGTCCGAACGCCGATTCGGTCGGCGCTTGCGCGTAGGCGATGCGTTCAGTGGCATGGGTTCAATTCCCTTCGAAGCCGCCAGTCTTGGTTGTGAGGTTCTCGCTTCCGATTTGAACCCGGTCGCCTGTCTGCTCACCTGGGGCGCGCTGAACATAATCGCGGGCACGAAAGAATTTCATGCTGAAGTTTTCAAAGCCCAGGAAAAACTCTACAGCGAGATGGACGATTGGTATCTGAAAGAAGGAACTGAAACCAGCGAAGAAGGCTGGCGAGCGACGGTTCATATCTACTGTTCAGAAATCAAAGTGCCTGAGTGGGATAATTGGGCAATTCCAATTGCGCCTACTTGGCAAGTCGCTCCTAAACTCGGTGCTTGGATTGATCTCGTGCCAGACGAGAGGCACAAGCGGTTCGACTTCAAGGTAAGGTATGGCGATGACGGTTTCAGAGACGCGGAAAAAGGCACGAAGCAAGAAGCCGAAATTGTTTGCCCTGATGTGTTGTGGAAACTTTTGCATCATCACGGAAAAACCTCGAATGCTACTCGATCGATCAAACTCAACACTCTTATTGCTAACCACGGTGGCCTTCGGAAATGGGAAAAAACAGACATTGCCCCGCGTGATGGCGATTTCTACGCAGAACGCCTCTACTGCATTCGTTGGCTCAAGCCAGCACGCTGGAGTAAGGAAGGAAAGAAGGTTGGCCGTGACGAATTTATTTACCGCGAACCGTCAGAAAAAGAACTCAAGATAGAGGATAATATCAGAAAGCGCGTGCAGTCAAAGTTATCGGACTGGCAAGGCGAGGGATGGATTCCCGCATGGCGTATCCAATCTGGATACAATACAGATCAGCCTATGCGCGAGCGCGGTTGGACCTATTGGCATCACCTCTTCAACCCACGCCAGCTTTTAATGATTGGAGAATATTCTCGGCGGATTGCAACGGTTAATCCAGCGATCAAACCTGGGTTAATTCTGAATTTGGGGCAACTTGCAAATTACAACGCACGACTTTGTCGCTGGCACGAAGGGGCCGGAGGAGGGGCGGGCAGCACTGAAATGGTTTTCTATAACCAAGCTCTCAACACATTATTCAATTACGTCGCAAGGACGTGGTCATTTATGGAAAAAGTGGCATCGCCTAAGCACGCGCTTCGGGAGAGCGCTAATCCAAAGGCTATCTTACTATCGGATGCACGAGCGGTCCAGAAAAGCGCTGACTTTTGGATTACCGATCCACCCTATGCAGATGCCGTTAATTACGATGAGGTCTCAGAGTTCTTTCTTGCGTGGTATAAACCGCATCTTCAAGCTTGTTTCCCCGATTGGTATACCGACTCGAAACGCGATCACGCAGTAAAAGGCGACGATGCCCCGTTTCGCGTGGCCATGGCCGAGTGTTATTCCCGTCTAGCGGAAAAAATGCCGGACGATGGATTGCAGGTGCTCATGTTCACTCACAAGGATACAGACGTTTGGGAAGACCTAGCACTCATCATGTGGGCTGCCGGTTTGCAAGTGAAACAGGTTTGGAGCATCGCGACTGAAACTGGAGCTGGAGCAATCAAGAAAGGAAACTATGTGCAGGCGACCTACAATATGGTTCTGCGCAAGCGGCCTAAAACCGCTCCGATGGGATTCGCCGAAATGGTCATCCCGCAAATCAACAGCCGGGTCAAGGAAGTCATCACGCACATGCGCGAGAGCCAGATGCAGGCCGGCAATCTTTCCTGCGGCTACACGGACACGGATTATTTGCTCGCCGCCCAAGCCGTCGCCGCCGAGGTCGTCACCGGCTTCTCCAGCATTGACGGCATTGACCTCGACGAGGAATTGCGCACGCTGAACAAAGAGCGCCGGCAGCGCGGCGCATCGGTTCTGCGCGACATGATGAATCAGGCCAAGCGCACCGCCGTGGATTTCCTTGTGCCGCTCGGTCTGGAGGAACATCTCAAACGCTCGCCGGACGGCACCAGCGCCTACCAGTTTTGGCGCAGTCTGGCCCCGGAGGAAAAATTCCTGCTCAAGGCGCTTGAGCTTGAAGCCGGCGGAGTGGAAAAAATCGGCGCGTTCCAAGACCTTGGCCGCGCCTACGGCATCGCCACCAGCGATTATGAAGCTTTACTCGGCCCGCAAAAAGCCAACGAAGCCCGCACCAAGTTGCCCGCCGAATTTCCGCGCCCCGACCTCTCCCGTTGGGATGATCTTCCGGCGAACGAGCGCGAGCAGTTCGCCCATTCCATCACGCGCCATATTTATCACGCGCTCAATCTGCTCGGCGACGGCGCGGAGTCCGACCGCGCCGTAAAGCATCTGGTGGACAGCACGAATTTCTGGCAGGACAGGCACGGCAAACACCTCGTCATCCTCGGCTATCTTTACCAAATCACCGAACCCATTGCCGCCTGGAAGGACATCCGCCCGCTCATCCAGACCTTGCGGCTGGCGGTGGAGAACCATAGAGCATAACTATAAGTATCTAATAATGAGCAAGTTAAATACAATCCGCGTCTTGCTCAAAAAAACATCAAAAAAACACTTGACGGTGAGTATCAATTGATACCATTTTACTCAAGTGAAGCAGCAAACCATACGATTAGCAGGAGTAGGTAATGGCACTACAGGAAATACCAGCGCAATGGCGAAAAGAAGTTTGTGCCATTTTAGCAACTGAAAGAACTGGAAGCCTGATCCGCTGGACTGATGATGCAATAGCGCGATATGAAGCGAGCGCGGCAGCAGTCAAAGTGCGCGCGGGGGATAATAATCCCGTATGGCAAAATGAAATTTACCAACCATTCAGAGATTTTCTCTCGTCTCCGCAGGCCAAGGGCTGCCCAAAAGAGATGCCATACCCTCCGGGTTATACCTACGATTTTTTGTTCCCCTATCGGGGTGAAGGCTTCTACGGAAAAATTCTTTTGTTCAAAGACCGCAAGCGGGTATTGGTGCTTTCGGCCCATTTGCAGGATTTTGAGAAGCTGACCTGTGATGATTGATGCGTTAAATTTTACATGAATACGAATATGAAAACCAAGACTGAGGAATTTGAAGTGCTGATTCCAAAATTGGACGGCACTGGAATCGGGCAACGGGTCAAAGTTCCGATCACTCTGGAATGGGATGAAGAGGTTCAACAATGGTTGGTTACGCCCGAGTCACACGAGCTGATTGATCGCACAAAGGCGCGGCTGATTGGTCTGCTGCTGCCCGAGCAACTGAAGGAACTGCGCGAGCGCTACGACTACACCCAAAAGGAAATGGGCGAGCTGTTCCAGGTTGGTGAGAAAAGCTGGACTCGCTGGGAATCCGGCAAGCATCGCCCAAGTCGCAGCATCAATTTGATTATCCGCGCTCTGTATGAGGGCGAAATTTCAATCAATTATCTGTTGAAGCGCGCTGGCAAGCCGCCGTGCGAAGTTGCAGTTGTCTCGGAAAGAGAAAAATTTCCCGGTTGGCTTGCCGCGATAGTTGCAAACCCGTTTGGGACAAGCTATATGGCCGAAGGAATACAAGTGATTTGTTGCAAGTCGTCAGAATATGGCAAAGCAAGTTTCTTGGAAGCATTTACCAAGGGTAGCCACCAGTCCACGTTCCAAGAGGCATTTATGAGAAAACGTGAAACGACTCGTAGCCTGCTTCCAACCAAAACTGGACATCGTTTCGATTACGAAAAAATCAATATCAGTTCACCCACTTTCGCATGAAACCTTCCCCTCTCCAGTTGGTGCGCTATCTTGTAACGGATATTTCTTGCACCGCGAATCCTAATTTTAAAACCGAAAAGGCATTGGAAGTGGTGTTTGAACAGTATTCTGTTGATGTCAAAGTCCACTCTCTGGATCCCACGAAAGAATATCCTGGCCATCCCTGGTCGGTCGAAATGGCGATTACTCAAAAAATCAAGGAGGGACAGAATTTCCCATACGAATTTCGCATATCCTTGGTGGGGATGTTTGCTTGTCAGGATGGAATCCTGCCTCCAGAAAGGGAAACACAGTTTGTTAAAGTGAATGGCAATTCCATGTTGTATGGCATCGCACGGGAACACATCCGTGCCCTAACTGCCGCCGGCCCTTGGGGTTCCATTATCCTTCCAACCATGTCGTTTTACGACAAAGAAGCACCCAAGAAAGAGGAAGCATCCGCACCAAAAGCTGAATAACGCTTATGGCCCTCCAGCGCTTCAGCTCCCGTCGCCACCGGTTGTATGATGCGTTTCTAGGGGATCGCTTGAAGGACGCGGTGTCCTACGACCGCATTGCCGGTTACTTTCAGTCGAGTTTGCTCGGCCTCGCGGCGCAGGAGTTACAAGCCATAAAGCAGGTTCGCATTGTCTGCAACACGGAGGTGAATCCCGCCGATGTTCATGCCATCCGGCAGGCGACCGGCTCGCGCCGCGCAGAATTGGAGGAGGCGTTGCTCCGCATGGTCTGGAACGACGGTCGTTTCCCACATCTGGTGGATGTCTATGGCGATCAGGCTAAAGAACGCTTGCGCGTGCTTCAGAATTTGGTGCTAGGTGACAGCACCAGCGGAAGATCATTCGACATTCGCATCGTCCCGGATTGTGAGTTTGGTTTCGTCCACGGCAAGGCCGGTATCATGCGCTACGCCGACGGCAAGGCAACGTCGTTCATCGGCAGCGCTAACGACACCGAGCGGGCCTGGTCAAAAAATTACGAACTGGTCTGGGAAGACGACACGCCCGAAAGCATCCAATGGGTGCAGGAGGAATTTGATGCCCTGTGGGAACGCGGTTTTCCCATCAGCGAGTTCATCGTCAAACAAATCGGCCGGCTCGGTCAGCGCACCATCATTGAACACGTTGGCGATTGGAAAAAGAAACCGGACGTCGGACCAATTTTGGCCGAGGTGCCGACCTGCACGGAATTGTTCGGATTTTGGGATCACCAAAAGTATTTCATAAAAAAAGCCTTCGACGAGCATCGCCGCTATGCCAGTCTGCTGGGACGTGGTGCCCGCTACTTGCTGGCCGATGGCGTCGGTCTTGGCAAAACACTCCAAATGGGTGGCCTTGCCAAACTCATCGGCACGCTCGATGACGAGCCGGTTCTCATTATCGCCCCGAAGGCCGTCGTGTCGCAGTGGCAGGAGGAAATGATTGATAAACTCGCCGCTCCCAGCGCTCTCTGGACCGGACGCGGCTGGCTGACCGAACGGGATGAATTTCATCCGTCCACTGAAAACGACGTTCTCAATTGTCCGCGCAAAATTGCCATCGTGCCGACATCGGTTGTCTTGAGCGCTTCGCGCAGCAAATTCAATGGGAAGTTGACCGAAGACCTCCTCAAGCAGCGGTTCAGTTGCGTGCTCTGGGACGAGGCTCACAAGATTCGCCGCGAAAACCTGAGCGAGCCGAAGGTCTGGCAAGCGCCACAGAAAAACATGCTTTATGAGTGGGGCATGAAACTCGCCGCCCGCACCCGCACCATGATTCTGGCCACGGCAACGCCGGTGCAGTTGCATCCGGTGGAGTTGTGGGATTTGTTGAATGTCTTGGGCGTCAATAATCCCCATGTTCTCGGCACGGACTATGGCCGCTGGCGCGACGCCACCCATCCATTGATTTTCAACATCCTTTCGGGCCAGGTCGCCATCGAAAAACCATATGAGAAATGGGAATATTGGAAAGACCCCGTGCCACGCGAACAAAATAACGATGTTTTTCGCCATGTGCGCAATACGCTCGGCATGGGCGAGACCGATGAAAGTGCGAACAACGCGGATTTCGACCGCATTGACCCGTTGGATCGGGATGACCTGGGACGCATCAGCTTGCGTGACCTGAATCCTTTCACCGTGCGCGTCATCAAGCGTTCGCGTGAACGCCTTGAAGAACAGGGCAAACTCGTCCGCATCGAAATGGTGGCGGTCGGCGACGAGCGTCCAGTGATCTCGACACACAGCGTCCGGCAGGCGTTGGAGTTGGCCGAGGAATTTTCCCGCGAACTCCACAAACACACGAAGGCCAGTGGGTTTATCAAGACGCTATTGCAGCGGCGGGTCGGGAGTTCCGTGCTCGCCGGCTACAATACCGCCTGCCGTATGCTTGAGGAGCGTGAAGTTGAGGATGAAGATGGATCGAACGAAACGGGCGAGAGCATTTATCCGCTCCCGCCAGAAGCACGCGAAATCTTGGTCCGCCTCCGCGACCACCTGAACCGCCAACTGCAATCTGAAGGCGACCCCAAGTTCGACCGCGTCCTAGAAGTGCTGCGCACTGACTTTGAAGGCGACACCTGGCTGGATCGCGGTGTCCTGATTTTTTCACAATACTACGACTCCGCGCTCGCGCTCTGTCAGTTCCTTGCGCCAAAACTTGAAATTCCCATCGGCCTGTATGGCAACTCATCGTCATCAAAATTGTTCGAGGACGGCAAAGTTCAGACCATTGACCGGGACATCTTGAAAGAAAAAATCCGTGTCGGCGCGCTAAAAGTTTTGGTCGGCACCGACGCCGCCAGCACCGGTTTGAATCTGCAAAGACTCGGCAGCCTTATCAATTTGGATTTGCCGTGGAATCCAACTATCTTGGAGCAGCGCAAGGGTCGCGTGCAGCGCGGCACGATTTCCAAACGCATTCCGTTCTGCAATCTCCGTTACGACGAAGGCGTGGAACAACGCCTTTTCAACGTGCTCACTGGCCGCATCCGCGCCATCACCGATATTTTTGGAACCATCCCGGATTTCATCACCGACGATTGGGTCACGTCTATGTTGGAACACCGCGAGTTGAACGAAAACGATCTGGTCAAGATGGTGACGGGCGAGGCTCGCAGCCCTTTCACGGTCAAGGAAACCTACGAATATCTCGACGAAGAATGGGAAAGCACCGCCGAGGTATTAAACTCCAATGAGGCTATGAACGTGTTTTTACAAAGTTGGTAACAAAGCAGGCCAAATTATGCACTTCACCATTGATCGAAAGCGGTTGGTCAAAATGCTGGAAAGCGTCCGGCGCAAATTGCCCGGCGCGAAAAAGAAGGACAAGGACGTGCGGATTTATGCCTGTGCCGCCCGCGTGTTCGTGGAGGCCAACGGCGTGACCGCTGGCGAGTAGGCGTTGGTCTTGCGTGACGGCGGTTGCACCCAGCCGATGGAGCAGTTTTTGATGCTGCTCAAATCATATTCCAACAAGGAAAATGTGACCATTGAGGCCGACGGGCGGACGTTGAAACTGTTCACCAGCACTGTGGGCGTTTCCGGTTACACGCCGGATGTAAAACCACCGGCCAAATTTTTCGTCGGACAAGTCACCGATACCTGGGTATCAGGCGGAGAAAAATAATTTGCCATGCCTGCAAATCTGAATCCCGACCTCGTGCGTCGCGCCGTGGATTCTTTTCCAGCCACTGGCGAGTGGCAGCAAATATCTTGCGCGGAGTTGCGCGCCGCTAAGACTTTGAATCCAGACGCCCGCAACTGGTCGCCTTTGACCGCCACTGGCAGCAAAGGTGGCGTATATGCCTTTATCTTCCCCAAACAATTCTTTGCAGACCCGCGCACGATCATGCTCGATGGTCCGGGCCAAAGGCATATCCCGTTTCAATTCGCCGCCATGCCGGAACAGCTTACCGACCATGCCGGGTTTGTCGTTTATGTCGGTCGCGCTGCTAACCTGCTTCAACGCTTCCATTGGCATTTCAGCCTGACCGAACGCAATACTGGTGCACAGGTTCAATATGGGCTGGTAAAATGCGGAATTAGCAAGAGCAGAAAAGATGCGGTTGGTTTCATGCTCGACCACGCACGCATTGCCTACCTCATCGTCCACGGTGACGACCACGCGGCCAATCGCGACATCATCGAGCTTTCGCTTTGCGGAAAATTCATGTCCCCGTTCAACATCAAGTCAGAGCATTAAAACTCTGCGACGTCATCCACCGCCCCACCATTGCCGCTCAAACATGTCCCGCTCAATCCGCACCGGCACGACGCAGCGCGGATCATCCGACTTCATCACACCCTCACCAGCCGCACCGAGCCGCTCTTGGCGCTGATTTGCGAGCCATACTTCGCCAGCATCACTTGCGCGACTTGTGAAAGCACCGGGCGCCGGTCGGTTTTGTCGTAACCGGTTTGAATGCCGGCAGCATTGTAATACTTCAAACCTTCACCCGCCGGCGCGACCGTCCGGTCGGCAATCAAAAATTCCCGCGCCATTTCACACGTTGCCTGGACAACGGCTTTCGGCACGGTGTCATATTGAACGTAGTCATACGGAATCGGCAGCAGCACCGAGATCGGCACATGGACGTTGTCCGGCTCGGGGCACATCGCACGCGGCCATTGCAAGGATTGCCCTGCCGTGGTCCGCGTGCCGTTGAACTGAAACTCCGCGTCAATCAGCCGCGTCGCCATCACGAGCGCCACGGCCTTTTGATCCGCGCTCGCGCCGCTCCACGCCGTGGCATACAAGTGCCCGTCGTGATACGCGTCGCCATCCGCAACGCTCGCGTAGCTGTTCGCATCCGCCCGGCCCGGCCCGTCTTCCTTGATGATTGTGAGCGACATAATTGATTAAATTGAAATACCGATGTGAAACACGTCCGAGAACGGCCCGACCGCCGCGCCGTTTCGATAACGGATTTTGAACCAAAAATCAGCATCACCTACGACAACCTCCGCAATAACGTAGTGATTGTTATTGCTCGGCACGGTCGCGCGCAGGGAATAATCACTTAGATTCGGGCTTATCCAAATTTCCATGTCCGCGACGGGATAAACGCCATAATCGAAAGTCCAATCAATCCATAAATCAACAGTCTCGTCGCCGCATTCGTATCCGCCATCGCTGATGACCGGCGCATTCGGCGGCGGCAAAGCATCTTCAGGCCGAACCGCATTGCTCCGTTCAGTGATTTCGTTTCCGCTGGCATCACACCCAACAATGAACATCGGATACTGCCCGCCGTCCGGCGCATACTGGCGGTCAGTCCCAGCGCCACGGTCGTCGTAAGTAAAAGGTTCGCCCTCCGCGTGCTGATGATAGGCATACCAGTAAGCCGGGTCGGGATAATCCCACGTCCACACCGCAAGGTCGGGATAAGCCGCCACCAGCACCGGCGCGGGCAGCAGACAACGCGACCGGCGGCGACGCTCCGCCAGCCAAGTGCGCCGTTGCAGTGGCGTCCAGGGTGAGTTACCGCGCTTTTCTTGTGGAAATGCTTTTGGCATCGTCGGCTTTTGGCTTATCCGCCGGTTCAACCAATGGAACTGTCGCCACCGGTTGAACCGGCTTTTCTTTGGTCGGAATAGGCGGAACGTCCTCGACAATCAAAGGACGCCGCTTCCGCCGAATGATGGGAAACAATTCACTCATGGCGTCAGATGGCATTTGCGCCAATCGCGATTTGCCGCCAATTCGTGCCATCCGAAATGGCGAGACACGGAACAGAGCCAGTGCCGCCAGCGGACAGATAAATGATTCGGCGCGGATTCTTCGCCGCCATGACCCCAGCGGCCACCGCCGCCGCGACGTTGGTGTATGTCGGATACTGGATTTGTTCACCCGAACGAATCCGCTCAAAACTGCGAGGTTGAAGTTTGCCCATAAAATTCTTTCTCAAAAAGCGGCGTGCCGGCGCGAACCGGCACGCCTTTGGTTTAGATGTTGTGAGTGACCGCCACGACCGGGACGTTTTTGTTTTCCCAAACGCGCACCCAATTTGCGGCCGTCTCCAATTCCGTGTTCGTCGGGTTTGCACCCGCAACGCTCGCGCTGGTGAACTTCACACCGCGAGGGTGAAGGATGAACCGGCGACGGTTGACCAGGAATGTGTCGCTGTTCAGAGCGTCACGCGCCATTTCGCAACCTTCCGTGCCGTGACCGCCCTCGACGGGCGCACCGTTCAGATCGGCAAAACCCATGCCGAATGAGCCGAGGCCGAACAGATAGGTCGTATAGACCAAGCCGTCAGTCGTGCCTGCACGAGAAGGACAGCCGTCATCCACAATGACGCGGCGCCCCTGGAACGTGCGAATTTGAGTTTCACCCTGGCTGTCCGGGATGAAGTCAATCAGGTCGAGTTTCCGCAATGCGGCCTCGACTGCTGAGTGCATCGCCACGGCCACCAGCCGGTCGCCACGGTCGCCAAGGCGCTGCGTCGAATCCACAAATGTCGCGCCGTTGAGCCGAGTCGCAGCAGTTTGAGCGGCGACGCTTTCACTGTGAATCGCCAACAGATTGCCCGCCATCGAAGCCGCCGAGAACACGCCCTTCAGCGAACTGATGAGCATGTATTGGTTCTGGCGATTCCAGTAGTCGGCGAGGAAGTTCGCCAACGCCAGCGCCGGATCATCACCAGCGACCACGGTTGCCAGATGATTCCACGACCACGCATTACCGTCATTGTGAATGCGGGCAATGTCCTGGTCAGCGACGAGCTTGGCCGGAACCAGCGGGGCCGAATCACTCAACGGCTGGCGGTTGCCGGTCAGGTCATTCCAGTGCGGCATGTTGACTTGCGTGCCGCCCAGCGCGGCGCGTTCGTCATAGTCCGGCGTCCGCACGACAATGCCGGATTGAAACAGGTCGGATTTCTCCGCCGTGCGTTGCAACACATACCCGGCAAATTGTGCCGGAACGATGATGTCTGCTAATTGCGTTTTAGCCATAAGTGAATAATTTGGTTGTGACCCTTACGCCGACGCTTTCAATCGTGCGGCCAGTTGTGGGTCGGATTTCTGCAATTTCATTTGTTCCGTGAGATTCCAGCTTTCCTTGCGGAACGGATTCTTCACGGACCGGTTGCCAGCCCCACCGGAGCCGGAGCCGGCGGCACCGCCACCAGCATTTGCCTCGAACAGGTGCGGTGCATCGGACACCAACGCATCCACCCACTCGGCCAAAGTCATCGGCGTGACGCCATCCTTGCCCATGCGGGCAGTCTGGCTGTCAGCCTCAAATGCCTGGGGCACGCCGGCCACCAGCTTGAAATTCACACGTGCTCGCGACGTGATGTCAGGAATCGCCGTCGGGCGCAGACCTCGCTTGGTCGCTTCGGTGACGACGGCTTGATCAATTTGAATCGCCGACAGGCGACCATGCAGCGCATCACGTTCAGCGACCACGACGCCATGCTGTTTCTCCCAATCGGCACGGGCGGCCTTGAGGCGCTTTTCAATGATTTTCTCGATTTCTTCCGGCTTGTGCCCTTGCGCCAGCAATTCGAGCCGTTGCTTCTCTTCGGCCAACGTGCGGACGGCTTCCGGGTCAATGCCTTCAAATTTCTTGGCGAGGTCATCACGCTCTTTCATCAGCGCGACGTTGGTCGTGCGGAACTCATCCAGCTTGGATTTTTCAACGACGCCATCGGCGTCCAGTATCCAAGCGCCGTCGCGTTCGACATAAAGGGATTGTTGTTCAACAGGAATTTCCTGCTTCGTTGCGTATTTGTATTTCAGTGCCATAAATCGGTTTTAGGTTATCGGTTGAGGGTTTGCAGTCGTCGCCGCCGACACCGGCGGTTTGACCGCGACCGGCGCAGTTGATTTTTTCTCCGAAGAGAGCAACTTGATTTCTTCTTCATTCGTGCGGCCAGGGGCGATGACTTCACCAGCGCGGAACAGATCGAGCATCGTGTCCTGACTGATGGCACCGGCCTGCCACGCCGCGACCAGCGCCGTGATTTCCTGAAACGACATTCCGGTAATGCTGAAATCCGTGTTCAGGCTGGCGAGGACAAGGTCGGGACCGATGGCGTCAGGAATCGGCTCGGTCGAGTTCCACCAATAAACCCAGCGCAACACTTGCGTCAGCGACGCGCTGACGCTCAAAGAGACGGTGTTCAAAATGCTGTTCTCACCACTCTGGCGGAGTTCGATGGCAGCGGCGGTTTCACCGACACGTTTGCGCGATTCGAGCATCCGCGTGCCGAGGACGGCCATGAGTTGCTCGTCGCGATCCATCGCGCGTTCAAAGGTGGACAGACCTTGACCGTGAAATTCAAGAAAGCCGGCCGTTGCTCCGGGCGTCTCGGCGACCCATGCCGTGCTGGAGCCGATCCGAAGGGAGGAATTTTTGTCGAAACCGCTGACCCATGCCGTCGGCAATGCGGTGAAGTGCATACCATGCTTGTAATCAGCGGTGAGCCGGTAATGGTCGAGATTGACGACGATGATGTCAGCCAGGGGGATTTTATCCACTTCCGGCAAGGAGTGGCGCGGACCATGAAAGACAAAGGGAATTAGCGGCAGTTGTTTGCCAAGGCGAAGCGGCGTCAGGGTGTCCACCAGCTTCCATTTCTTTTTGCCGCGATTGCGAGGGCCGCTTCCATTTTGGCCGTCCGCAAGGAACTGCCAGATTTCGACCTGATAAGACCAGTCGGCCTTTGTGTTGTCAGCCGTTGTTTGCGGCGGGACAAGTTTCAGGACGCGAAGTTGCTGGATTTCTTCCGGCTCGAAAGGATCAGTTTCCGCAACAGGCATCTGACTGACTTCCTTGAGGACGACGAGCGTCAGCACGTTGCGGCCATTCACCCGTTCCGTGTGCCAGTTGATGATGTCTTCAGCGGCATAGGCGATGGCATAGGCGCGTTGCTCAGCTTCCTCGTTCCAATCCACAAGCGTGCCAGACCGACCGACATTGATAATTTCCGCGACCAGCTTTTTCGAGAATGCAGTCAAGCTGGTCCCCAGCATGTCGGCATCTTCCACAAATTCGGTGAGCGCATCACCAACGCCGGAAGTTTTATCCGGCAATTTGAAGGTTGGATCACGGCGGAAAATCAGTCCAACGAAACCATCCGCCGTGCGGGCAGAGGCGTTGAAAAAGGAGGCGCGATTTTTGTAGGCGAGATATTCTTTGTCGTCCTGACAGTCGAGACGCGGCAGATACTTTTCAGCAGCGGCTTTGACGGCATCCTCGCCGGCGAAGACATCACGGGCGCGCAGCCAGGCAGGCAGGTTTGCGTCGTATTCAGGATGTGTGGAATTCACAGCCATTTAAGGCTTATTTATTCCACAACCGGCATTTCGTCAAACATTACTTGTTGTTATTCAATGACTTATGCACGTTGTTGCATGTAATTTCATTTTCTCGCCGGTTGTTTCCACATACCCAAGAAGTCCAAAGGAAGTAATTTAGCAGATTCTCGCCCCCCTGCCCCCCAACCCCCATTTTTTTGGCAGCATTCATTGTTTAATTTCAACATCGGGTGGAATACGCGAATCCGCGACTCGCTTCCAACGACGCGCAGCAAACGAGTTCTCGAAAGTCTCGTCTCCGACACGAACATACACGAGATCATATTTTTGATCGTTTGAAGGAATGTAGAAAGTAGCGTTCTGGCCGACCAGGCCTTTACTGGGAGGATTGAAATCTGGCGTGATCAGCGCCTTGCCGACCACCGAGATGGAGCGCCCCTTCAAATCGTATTTCTTCGGATACTGCACATAATTAACCAAAAATGAGAATTGCAGAGCGGGAATATCGTGCGGGAAAGTAACGTGGATGGAGCCATTGTCGTGAGGCTGGACTTCGTAGTCAAAGTGGGGGCCTAGATCGTTATCATACGCATCCGCGAAATCCGTCAGGATTCCCGACAACTCCTCGTTGGCCCATCCCCGCACGACCACTTCTTTCCCATTCGCTGGCTTCGGAATATTCGCTGATTCACGCGGGGCTTGAATGATTTTCACTCCAATATCTTTCCCCTCCATTGCACCTTGCAATATTTTAGCGATGTGATCAAGGTTGCCATTACCAAATCCGGTCATTATGCGAACTCGCCGCCCAACCTCCGTCCTGGATTTAAATACGATGGTAACAAAATCGGGTCCTCTGCCACCGTGATGTTTGCCAATTCGCTCAATCAGCGACACAGGAACACGCGCCTCTCGACTAAAACCACGAATTATCAGGGTGTCTCCGTCAAGTATGACCTGCTTAAAACTCGAAAACCACCACAAGGCGATGACTGAAACCGGGGGGAGAATGTAATACATGACATCGCCTCTATGATTTCCATCCACGGAACCCTTTATCGTCATGCCCCACATGAAAAAAAGGAAGATGTAAATCAACCACTTGTGAAACGCAGTCGAAAACGCTGAATCGAGTCGTCGCATACTGATAAACGACTACCAGAAATTTTACCGAGGCACAAGCGGCTTGCGGTGGTTTTGCGATTTGTTTCAACTTCGCACCGCCCTTGATAATTCAACCGTTCAAATAATTCGCAAATCGCTTGGCATTCGACACACGCAACCAGGAGAACTCGTTTGTCACACACAATTTCAACCCGACTTCAACCTCGTTCGTCCTTCAAAGACAAACGTTGGTTCGCTTCGCTCAACGAAATTTTAGTTCGCGCTGCACTCCATTCGTGTGCTCAATAACCTACGATGCGCCCACACGTCGAAAGTCGTTCCATTTGCCAAAGTCACGTCCGCGCACGCGCATGCCTGACGCCCATGCACGTCGGGTGGGGCTGTCATCGGCTTCGGCGAAAGTTTTCAGGTAATCCAACGTGCCTCATGCTACCAACGTCATCCCCAGCCCCACCCGCCGGCACCGCGCCGCCTTCACTGGTTTTACTACGTCATCCCCGGCGGCGCTTGGGCTACCCTCGCGCGCACGTTGGACGACCCATCTTCATCGGATGTTTTCGGGGCAATCCAACCGTCCAGGTTTTCCAACGGTTTCAGGGCGCGAGGGTCAGGCATGAAAAGATGGCCGCTTCGCGGAAGAAAAGAAATTGGCAACGCCGCTGTCGCGGCGCAAAACAGCAGCCCAGGCTTCACAGAGCCGACGCTTCCCCGAAAGCATTCGGGGCAAGTATCGGCACTGTTTCGCCCACGCCCTGGCCGGACTCGCCAGCTTTGCAGACCGTTCCACTCCGCTGCACTAATCCGCTTCGCAGGCTACGCGGAGCGTTTCGCTGCGTTCCAACGGCCGCAAACAGACGAGACCGGCCTCAGATCGGGCGCACCCAAAAGAAACAACAGCAGGATGTCGCAAGGCTTCGCCCGACATGAAAAAGCAATATCGTAATCCGATTACGCCGGTTGGTCGCGAGGCTTCGCCCGACCAAAACCTGCAATAGCCCGCGATGCTTCGCACGGGCAAGACATCGGCAATACGGCGCGAGGCTCCGCCCGGCCAAGACATCGGCATTAACCGTGAGCACGGCCATTTTCCGTCCGCTACACTCCGCTGGCGCTCCATTCGCCGCCCGGAAGAATGTCCGACCTCACTGATAAAAACACATTGGTCTGACACCTGAGCGTCACATTCCGCACCCGGTCTGCCTGCTGCCCCCTGTTACCTTGACAGCCGCAGCCCTTGCGCTCCATGTGACCGTGCAAGGCACTCGCTCAGGAGTCAGAACAAGCCGCGCTCGCGCTAGCGCGACTCGCCAAACGAACGGCGCGTCAGACTGCGGCCAATGGCTTCGGCTACGATGCTCGTTCCTGCGCGTCTGTGCCTACACGATTGGTCGCAGACTGTCGCTTCAGGTAAGAGCGCCCGTGCTGTGCGGACGCGGCTGCTCGCACCGGCGCAGGAACCACAGCAGACCCGGCAAATAATTGGCCAATGGCGGCGCTGTTGGCATGAAGCACCAGCCGACGCTACGCTTCTCACTGCGTTCCGAGGCTGGGTGTCGGCTTTGCTTCCGGTGGTTCACACAACACACATTGTGCGTTCGTTCCACTCGTTCCTCGTTCCACACCTTTATTCTTTTCGTGCAGACACTCCCCGCTCGCGGGTGCCCTTCTGCACGGAATAAAGGGTCGCACAATGTGCCGTTGTGTGCAGCACCGCTGCTTCACTGTCACGCTCACTCTCGCGGACGGCTGCACTGACCCTGCGCCCCCGCCGTCCAGGCAGCGAGCGTGACAGTTCGCAGGCATCCTTCACGCCAACTGCGCCGAAGCGGAACGACCAGCCGGGTCTGCTGCCCCAAATCCCCCGCCCACCCCGTTGCGCCTTTGCCCCCTCCATCCCCAGGGGGCGGCGCTAAAGGCAGGTGGCGCTGCCACGTTTTCAGGTCCGGCTTTTTCTGCCCTGCGTTTCTCTCCATCGCCCTCACTGCGTCACCGCAACACCAGCCCGCCCTACGCGGCGACCTTCCTATGGATTCCTTCCGCAGGGAGGGCTGGCGGCTCCGCTTCTTAGTGACGGGCGACGGACAGAAGACGCACAGCAGAGCAGAAAAAAAAGACCATGAAAACAAATACAAAAAATATATCAGGGCTCGGGAGCAGATCCGCACAGTTGAGTAGTAACAACACCGCAGCAGCGGAAGCGCCAGCGCAGAAGCCGGACAATCGTTTGCCGATTGACACCGAGGCGCGGAAGAAAAACCGCACCTTGCCCACCACCAAAGTTTTGGAGCTTTTGAAAGCCAGCAATCCGGGTTTGTTCAATCTCGCCGAGGTTGTCGGCAGGTGGATTTGGGTTGCGTTCCGCGAGACACCCGCGCCGGAGTTGCGGCAGCAGTTGGCGCAACTTGGTTTCCATTGGAACCGTGAGCGCCAAGCATGGCAGCACCCTTGCGGAGTTTTCCGTTTGGGCAGCCAGACCGACCCGCACCAGAAGTTTTCAAGCTACTTCCACGCCGACATCAAGGCCGCCTGACACCAACCGGGCGGCAGCAATGCCGCCCCATTCCTTCATTTTCAACCACATCACACCATGAACACAGACCCAAATATCAATCCAGAGGAAGCACTCGCCGCTGTTTTCGGCGAGCCGCAGCAGATCGCCGACGGCATCACCGCGTTTGGCCCGGTGATTTACGCCTACACCCGAGCACAGGCTGTCGCCGACGGCGTGCAGGTTGAAGTCACCAAGACCGCGCAGGAAGCCGGAATCAAGTTTCCGGTTTTCATCACACGCACGGTTTTTGATGCTTACGTAGCCGTGCCGGAAGGCGTGACCGGGCAAGATGAAGCCGGACGCCTTTGGGACATTGTCTGGATGCTCCGTTTCGGAATCATCCGCAGCCGCCCAGGTTGCGACCGCATCCCGGTTGCGTTCTACGTCCGCAACGACAACCAGCGTTCCCGCCTCATCAAATTGATTGCCACTTGCGGCCCGCTCGACATTGACGACCCGCAGCCCGCCATCACCGTGATGATGCCGGACGAAGATTGACCAGCAGACACACCGCGCCCGACGCCACCGCGCCGGGCGTAATAATTTTCGCGGCTGAACGCCCATGTCGTTCAGCCGCGCAGCCATTTCTTGACGAGTAGGAGAGCGTGAAATAAGGTCGCCCAATGCCACCGAGCGAACCACCCGTCACCCGTATCCATGTGGAGTATGCGGATGGCAGTTCTGACAAAATCACGTTGCTCCAACGTGGAGCGTGTCCACTTTTTCGCCTTGAACGAAAGCGGCCTGATGCCGAGATGTGTAACTTGGGTGCATATTCGGCAGGCGCTATCGCTGGCTTGCTCTTTCGCACGGCAGTGACCACCGAACGCACTGAAAAGCCGTTTGACGACCCTAAACTTAAAGCTGTTCTGCGCCAGTGGTTTGATCAACCGCCAAAAAAAAGCAGCCAAGAAGGAAGTCAGCCAAAATGACGCCGTCGAATTTAGGGCAGATTCTGCATCTTGATGATGCAGCGTTCGTTTCCTCTGTCAAAAGGATGTTAGAAAGTTCTCATCCTGCCGCTTGGACCATGTGTGTGGTTGCATATCAGAATTTAAATCCAATGCTTCAGGCTTGCGAAGAACTTTCCCACGAAGAAAGAGGGAAAGATGTCCCTGCTGACCTTGACTCATTTATCAGAATGCTATGTTTGCGACTCGATGAACAATTGGAGGAAATTCCTAAGCGTCGTCTCGCATGGTTCTTCCAAGCGGCTTTGATTCGCCGCGCGACTGAAATTGCATCTCGCAATACTAATCTCCAATCCGACGTCGCAGCGCTTTGGATAATGCTCGCACAAGGATCAGCAAATCTCAGTGAATTGCTTCCCCAAAATTTATTATGGTCTGATGATGAGAAGGCATATTTTGTCGACATCAAGAATCAACATGATGGAATCTGGTATTGTCTCCAGATTCTTACGCCAGGCTATCTGCGTATAGACAAACAAATGATTTCGTTCGCAAATTCACATGACATTATTCTTCTGCCAAGATTGTAATTTACAACCCCCGCAACTTCCGTTGCGTGACCGTCCGCGACTTCGTCGCCACCAGGTAGCGTAGGACATCCGCCGCGTCATCGCCGCCGATGCCATCCTCGTCGCAATCCACCTTCAAAACATCTTCAGGCCGGTTCGGATCATGTTGCAACGCCGGCAGCGTTTCGAGCAACCGCCCGCACCGCTTATGAATGAAAAGCGTCGGGCGAATCCCGGCCTCGACATCACCGAACCCTTGCAGAATTTCCGCCCAGCCATTCACGCGGTCCATGTTGGCTGCGCGCAGCCGGATTCCCTGCCGTTCGTATTGTTGCGCGACGGTGGTTCCGTCGCCCTGGCGGGAAAACACATCCGCGCCGGCCACGAACCGGCGGAGATCCTCGACGGCCAGTTTCCGGTCGCCGATTTTGTGCCGTGCCAGCATCGCCTTGATTGCCGCCGCGTGGCGCTGCGGCAGCCAAAGCCGCTCCGCGTGTTCATCCACGACGAACGTGTTCCCGTCGCCATCCCGACACCCGAGCAGGCAGACGGTGTAATGCACATGGCCGTAATCCAGTGCGGCAAACCATTCAACCGCCCGCGAATCGTCGAAATCCTCGACGACGTGAAACTCGCGGCGAAAGGTCGAGAAAAATTGGCCCGCCGCAATATCCCAATCGCCATCCAGCCATGCCCGTTTCTGCCAGCCGGTCAACCCTTCCAGCACCCGGACGTAATCAGGATTATTCCAGCGATTGTCGGTGACACGGGCGGGGATAAAGCGCGTTTCTGACTCCCGTTTTTCCTGAAATGGCACGATGAATTTCGTCCGATACCAAGCATGGCCCACGCCGCCAGGATTCGTGGTCGAATACATGCGCGGACGCCAATTCGGCTTGGACGAGCGGCAGCAGGTCGTGATGTCCTGGTATTTCCGGCTGGTCAACGTCGTGGCCTCCTCGATCCCGATGATGTCGTATTCCAGGCCGAGGTAGGCATCAATATCCTTCTCATTCTGGAAATGGCCGGCAATGATGCGAGAGCCATTGGCAAACGTCAGGATGCCACGGAATGCCGAGAACTCGTGCGGCAGCCGGTTAAATAGCTTCCGGCGCAAGTCCTCGAAGTGTTCCAAATTTGCTTTACCAACTTTGCGGAGCAGCAGGCATTTCAAGCCGGCGACGCGCTGGCAATCGTCCACCCCCATTTGTGCCAGCAGCCAATGCGATTTCCCGCCGCCGCGCGCCCCGCCGTAACCGATGGCCGTCGGCCCGCCGGCATGGTCGCACAGCCGGGCGGCAGCACAGGCCATAAGCTGCCGCTCGTGCAGGAAAGCGTCGGCGTGAACCAGCCGGACCAGTTGCGACGGCGGACACCCCGCTTTCATGCCGGCGGCGGAAAAAACGGCGGCTTCGTTCATGGCTGGCCCCCTTTGCCCTCCTCCAGCTTCGCCGGAGGCGCCACCGGCTCGACTTCCACAATCGGCGCATCGTCGGGCAGACCGTAGGCTTTGCGGATGGCTTGCTCCCACTCCACCGACACCTTGCCGGTGACGTGCTGATGCACTTCCTTGATCTCCGATGGAATCCCGGCGGCGAACTGCTTGAGCTTGAACGCCAGTTCCAGCATTCGCGCCATGCCTTCAAAGCCAGGCACCCGCCCTGATGCTCGCCAGCGCCGCCGTGCCTCCCGAACGTCGGCAATCGCCTCCTCGGCCTCCAGCCACGCCTGCCGCTTGGCTGGCTCGTGCAATTGCCACCATTCCACCGCCTTTTCGCAGGCCAACCGCTCAATGGCCTGCCGTTCCAATTCGGCAAAATGGGCATCCCGCGCCGCCACCCGCCCCTGCCAGTCAAATTTTACCGACCACCTTTTCAGAAAAGGCACAGATTTGGCTAACTTCTGGCTAACGCCAGCTATGGACCGTTCCGGCCCCATTTCCAGGTAAGCCTTGAACGCGGCGAATGCCTTGTTCGACTCTCGCGGCTGTTGTTCAAATGGGTGATTTGCAGTTTGGAGATTCATTTGAATGATTTTGGGAGCAGCCACTTGAAACGGGCCGCGGATTTATTTGGGACATAATCCACGGTCTTGGAAATGGCACCCAGCCGGGCGAGCTTGTCCCGAATCCCCGCCGCACCGTTGCCGGTTATGCCCAACCGGGATGCCAAATTGTCGCGCACAATCGGAAAATCCGCCGCGCCGTCTTGCTCCGCTTTGCGGGCAAAGCTTCGCACAATCCGAAACGCATCGCGCTCGTTGTCAGTTTCCAGCCGTGCAACAAATTGTCGCTCGGAATCTGAAAGACTGGATACCCAACTTTCCATGAGCCCGGACCACAAATCATCAAAACTTGCCATGTGATCCTGTTCGTCGGCCTCGGTAGGAACAGATTTGCGCTGAAATTGAGCCTGAGCTGTTTGTCTCGCCACAGTGAAGCCTAATTGATGAAAAGCAGCACCAGTTAAAGCAGCGAGTTGGTTATTACGGGTGTTTGACTCCTTAATGCTGAATTTACGAAGAAGTTCCAATTGAGTGTGATTAGAAATAAAAGAAGGAGAGAAAGAACCTTTTTTCTTTGTATCGGGGAAGCGAGTTTCTAAACCCTTGCAATTCAAGGGGGCAGTTTTTGACTTCCTCGATAGGACAGTTTCAAGGGAAGTGCGGCAATTTTCCCAAACAATTCCCGAGCAACTTTCCGTGCCGGGATTCCAGCAACCAGGCGCACGCATCCCTTTGCCAAAACGAGACGGCAGACTGTCAGGTGGAAAGATTTCGCAGACGCCGGCGGCGATGACTGTGCCGATGGCCGCAACAACCGATTTTAGTAGCCGAACCCATTCGCCAGCCGGCTGAAAGTCCGGCGAGATCGCCCAGACGTGCCAGCCACCGCTGCCGCTTGTTTCCAGAATCACGGCAAAACCGGGGGTGTTCAACAACACCCGGAAAGCGGCAAATGCCAACTCCCGCGCCCTGTCGGCCTGGCCGGGCTGGTGGGCGTCAAAGTCCATACCGCCCCAACGCGATTGCTGCTGGGCGTTGACCGAATAGGGGACAAAGGCTAAACGGGATTTCGGCGAACCGGCGATGCTTCCCCAACTCCATGAGATTGCCCGTCCAACCGACAACTTCTTGCTGCGAACATATTTTTTGCACCCGTCCTTGTTACGAAAGCCCATGACGAAATGCGTAGTGTCGTTTTCGTTATGAAGATGCTCGCAAAGGGCCGTCCATTCGATCTGCGAATAAACCGCGTCGGCACGTTTCGGCTGCCAACTCAAAACGGCGAGCGGATTCGGGCCTGCCCGTTCTAATTGGGAAATTTTCATCCGTTCATCTCGGCGTAGGTGAGAAAGCGGTGAAATTATCTCCGCCCGGCAGCTTTGGCGTCGAAGTGGGCCTTGACGATTATCGGGTCGAAGAAAACCCGCCGGCCAATTTTGGCAAATGGCAGCGCCCGCGCTTTTTGCTGGTCCCGAAGCCAGCGAAGACTGGGTCGGCTCGCTTCATCGAATAGAATTTCGAGCAGTTTGGGGGCATCCACATAGCGTGTCGCCAGTGCGTTTTGTTTCTCGGTCTGCGATGTTAATTCATTCATGTCATCAACTGTGTTTAGTCAACTGGTTTAGTTGCGTTGACCTGCACGTTGATGACTTTAGGCCGAATGAAAGAAACCTCACCTATATGGGCCAAACGCAAAACAGGTTTGGCCCATATACGTGCTATGGAGAATTTGGGGGCGGTCCGGACGAATGTTTTGCGACCAGTCCAAGCGTGCGATAACGGAAGTGTTTCACCTGTCCCGACGTGAATTTCGTTTCAAGAATTTCGCCCAGTTTCTGGGCAAGCTCCTCATCGGAAAGATAGCACCAGCCCAATTCCCATTTGAAGGCGAGCAGATAAATTGCCGTATCAATGATTTTGCTTTTCCCCCGCTTGGTATAGTTATGTGCCGCCTTGTGCAATGAAGATATGAGCTGCATATCGGCGCGCACCTTGCCGCCATCGGCTGACTTCAGCGAGGATTCCCCGCCATTCCTGACCAAGTCCAACAGGTAGGCATCTTCCATCTGCTGGTCGGTGATTGTGACACCTGGATTTGATTTCTGTCGCTCAAAGATTTCAAAACAGTGCGGCCATTGTTTTTGCAATGCCGTCATTTTGGCAGTTCCCAAATCCTGAATGTCGGACTTGGTTAGCGGTATGCAACGTGGCGGCGGCGGTGGCGTGACGCTTTTATTGACCGAATCGAAATATGCCGCTTTTTTCTTGTTGGATTCTTCCACCCATTTATTTGACCAATACTTGGCTTCACCTTCGGAATTCGTTTCCTTTCGCTGGAGCGTTTTTATTTCCAAGGTGTCTTTATCTGTCTCGCGCTCAACCACCACCCATAATTGTTTCCCATCGGGTAGGTTTTTGAAAAAGATCACAATTTCAGTGACAAAGCGGCGGAAACCCGTCACCCACCCGACTATCCCGCCACCCGCCCATTGTGCAGATACAAGATGCTTTTTGCTTCGGTTGCTAAGATTTTCGTAAGTCTCCTTGGTCTCTGTTTCCGTTTGGCAGAGAACACCAGCCCCTTTTTGTTCCATCTTCAACCCGTCAATGATTTGAAATGGCGCAACCAAGTATGAAAAATCCTGCCCATCCTGCTGGTGTGGTTCGCCGAGCTTCGCCCAAAGATAACGAACGCCGTCGCCAAAATCTTTCTTTACCGCATCAGTCAATTGCTCTGGGCTTGCCAGAGTTAGCGTAAATTGGCTTTTCAGCGCAGCTTTCATATCCCGAATTTTCCTCCATCATTTCTCATTCTTGGGTTGCGGTGCAATGGCAAACCACTCAATCGCCGCCACCGGTCGAAGCCGCTTCAAATAATTCGTGCGGATGACCTGCGGGCTGTTTCCGGCTTCATCGGCCACGCGCGGCACGTCGCCAGATTCCGCCACGCGGGCGGAAATGTAAGTGTGCCGGAGCGCGTTGTGTTTCCATTCCAGCGCCTCGATTTCATTCTCCTTGTCTCCGGTGTCCGCCGCCGTTTTCAAAAGTTGCTTTGTCGTGTTCACCACGGAAACGACTTTCCCGCTTTTCTTCGCCAGCTTTTTCAAAAACGCCTTCAAGTTTGGCTTCAACGGCACAATCCGGCGCGTGTCTGTTTTGGCGTTCTCCGCTTTGACCTCGATAAATCCTTCCTCCAGGTCAATGTCCTGCCATTCCAGCCGCGCAATTTCGGCGTGACGCAAGCCGGCAAATCCGCCAATGACAATCATGGGCAAAATCCGTTTATCGGCAGCGGCAATCAGCCGCTGCATTTCGTCGGCGGTGTAGGTTGAGATTTGGCCCAGCTTGCGTGCCGCGTAGTTTTGAACGCCCTCCAGCCAGTCTGTGCCCTTCGCCAGATAGCCGCGCAGAACCAGCCAGCGGTTGAAAAAGCCGATGACATCCCGGTGATTCCGGCGGGTGCGCTCAGCCAATTCCAGCGCGGTCAAATATTCCGCAATCAATTTAGGCGTGAGCGTTTGGACTTCCAGATTGAAGTTTTCCGCGAACCGATCCAGCACATTTGCCAACTGTTTCCGGCGCAAGTCGGATTTGCCGTCCGTCTCGGCCTGTTTCTTAATCTCCTTCACGGCATCGGCCACGGTGATCTTGGGAAGTTCTACGGCGTTACGCCGAAGCCAATCGCGGGTGACTTCCAACGGAGTTGCCCGTCCTCCCAACATTCGGCGGATTTCGCAGATTTCCCCGACGAGCTCGTCTATCTCTTTTTCTATCTTCGTCTCACCCTCTTTGCCTTTTATAAAGGCGCGGGCACGGATGATGGCGTGAGCATCGGCGGATTTTAGATTGAGGACTTCAGCCTGGCCCTCGGAGATCTTCTCAGTCGCGGCTTTTGCGGCCCTGCGGGCATCGGCCAAAGTTGACCGCCAAACCAGCTTTCGCTGCCCATTGGCGCGATAATCCAGCACAAAATAATTCGTGCCGTTCTTGATTGTGGGGCGAATCCGGACGCAAATCCCGTCCCGCTTATACTCCTCAACGTCGCTTTCGGTATCTGTTTTCAT